AATCCCTGAAGGTTACACAATTAACCACTACCTGACAGACACCAATGCTTGGTTCTTGTGCACAGACGTTCCTAACGGCCTGAAGCACTTTGAGCGTATGGCCTTGACTACCGGAATGGACGGTGATTTCGACACTGGAAACGTTCGTTACAAAGCCCGTGAGCGTTACAGCTTCGGCTTCTCTGACCCTCTAGGCGTCTTCGGTTCGCCCGGTTCAACCTAATAATTGGGTCTTACGACTTAATTTTAGAGGCCCTTCGGGGCCTCTTTTCATTTCTAAATATTTGTGGTATATTACCTGTAACTAAGTCACAGGAGTCAAAATGGATACCACGAATCTACCCACAACCCGAGAAGAAGCTAAGAAAACCGGCAGTAAGTACTATTTCACTGGACAACCCTGCAAGCACGGGCACATCGCAGCACGCAAAACCAAAGGGGTTTGCATCGAGTGCTTGAAGGTTGAATGGGTCAAGGGCAACGAAACTCGTGCCGACTACTTCCGTGAGTACAACAGGCGTGAAAATGTTAAAGACCGTAAGAACGAGTGGTATCAGGAAAACCGTGAGACCGTAATAAATAACGCGGCTACCCGGCCAGCACACGTATTACGTGAATACCGAAACGCATGGAAAGCTAATAATAAAACACAAGTGTTAGCCGACAACAAAGTGCGCCGCCGCAAGCACCGAGATGCCACACCCCCGTGGTTGACACGCAAGCAAAAGTCGGAGATACGCCAGCTTTACCAGATCGCCATTACTATGACACAGACCACTGGGGAACAGTACGTGGTTGACCACATCGTGCCATTGCGCTCGCATGAGGTATGTGGCTTGCATGTGCCGTGGAACCTGCGCGTTATTACACAAGAAGAAAATTTAAAAAAGTCAAACAAACTTGTTGCACCCGAGTAAACGCCGTGATATAAACACAGTAATCCGGGCTTATCCGGTGTATCAAACAGTCCCGGCTGACGACATGCAGATTGATACGCCTAACTTGCATGTAAGGAAAAATCATGGCAAATACCACGTTTAACGGCCCAGTTCGTTCCGAAAATGGCTTTCAATCAATCACCACCAACGCCACTTCTGGCGCTGTTACGGTTAACGCTTCTTTTGGTTCCGACGTAGTTCTTGGCACACAGTCTTTGTCTGGTGCTGGCGCAGTCGACATTACCAACGCTTTCACTAATTTGACCACCACAGGCGCGGCTCAAGCTTTGACTTTGGCTAACGGCACTCTTGGTGAAATCAAGATCATCAGCCACGCTGTTGATGGCGGCTCTGCTGTGTTGACACCCACAACTAAGATTGGTTTTACGACCATCACGTTTACCGCTGTTGGCGATAGCTGCATGCTGGTTTACACATCTGCTGGCTGGAATATTGTTGCTTTGAATGGCGCTGTTGCTGCTTAATCAACCCAAGGGGCTTTTAGCCCCGTTTTTAAAGGAGATTGATTATGATGCAGACAGACGTTAAAGGTAAGGATTGCGGGGCAGGCGCAACTACTACCGTGTTCAGCGGACGTGCGCGTTTCAAAGGTATTTGGTATAGCTCTTCTGGCGCTTCTACGATTGCCGTCAAAGATGGTTCTACCACTTTGTTTACTTTCACCGTCGCAGGGCAAGCCTCGGATGACATCTGGATTCCGGGTGAAGGCGTGTTGTGTGAAACAAGTCTTGTCATAACAACTGGTGCGGGTCTGACCGCAGTGGTGTTTTATGGCTAAGTCCCCCGCATGGACTCGCAAAGAGGGCAAATCCGAGAAGGGTGGCTTGAATGCCAAGGGGCGAGCCTCGTATAACGCGGCCAACCCCGGGAAACCCGGATTGAAGCGTCCTCAACCCGAGGGCGGCTCACGGCGCGACTCCTTCTGCGCCCGCATGAAGGGGATGAAAGCGAAGCTGACCAGCGCAAAGACAGCCAACGATCCGGATTCACGGATCAATAAGTCTTTGAGAGCGTGGAACTGTAAGGATGGGGGCTATGTAACTGAGGCTGATGGCTGCGCTATAAAAGGCAAGACAAAGGGGCGGTATATATGACTGAAGATGCCATCCAAACCGCCCGTGAGTTAGCTACGCATGCGTCTGACATCCGGCACTTGCAAGACGACATGGACAAGATGCTAGAAAACATGAAGGCTATGCAGGCAACACTAACGGCGATTGACAAAACTTTGTCTGAAGCTCGTGGCGGTTGGAAGATTTTAATGCTTGTTGGTGGGGCTAGTAGCGTTGTGGGAGCAGGCTTAGTTCAGCTTGTTAACTGGTACGCAGGGGGCAAATAATGCCGTCGACGAGTAAGAAACAACACAATTTCATGGCTGCGGTGGCTAACAACCCGTCGTTTGCTAAAAAAGTAGGAGTCCCGCAGTCTGTGGGCAAGGATTTTACAACTGCGGACAAAGACCGCAAATTTTCTAAAGGTGGTGATACTATGGCTTCCAAAATGAATGCTGGCTTCATGGCAATGATGGCTAAGAAAAAAGGCGCTCCTGCTAAGAAAATGGCTGGTGGCGGTATGGCAATGGGCAAAGTTAAAACAGCCGCCCCTAGCAAAGACGGTATTGCTGAAAAAGGCAAAACCAAAGGCAAGATGGTCAAGATGAACATGGGCGGCAAAGCCTGCTAAGGAGTTAATTATGGGACTTCCACTTGGTTTTCCAGCTCTTGCCGCAGGTATGACGGGTTCCGCTCTTTACGGCATAAAACGAGTAACTGAAGCTGACGAAAAAAAGAAAAATGCTGACAAAGACAAACGCGAAGCTGCTGCTGAAATGAAGCGGGAGTCGCGCGGTGTTGAGAAGCCAGCTAACTTTGACGCTATTGAAGAAGCCAAACAAGACGCTAAAGACGCTAAAGATCGTAAGAAGATTAGCGACATGGGCTACGCTCGTGGCGGTATGACTGCTTCTAAACGCGCTGACGGTTGCTGTGTCAAAGGCAAGACTCGCGGAAAGATGGTGTAATCATGATGGCCAGCCGTGGTATGGGAGACATCTCCCCCTCTAAAATGCCCAAGGGCAAGAAGAAAGCCCGGCGGGACGACACTGACTTTACCCAGTACAAAGAGGGTGGGAAGGTAAAATCTAAAGTAAACGAAGCTGGTAACTACACCAAGCCCGGTTTACGTAAACGGATTTTCAACAGCGTCAAAGCTGCGGCAATTGTTGGTACTGGCGCAGGTCAGTGGAGTGCCCGTAAAAGTCAGGTACTAGCAAAACGTTATAAGGCTGCTGGGGGCGGATATCGTGACTGAGGCTGTAAAAACTTGTACAGATTGTGGCGAGTCCAAACCGTTATCTGCTTTTCGCAGTCGGGGTGGCCAAATGACACATCTGTACAAAAGCCACTGCAACACTTGTTTGTATAAAAGACACAAAGACTGGGCAGAAGACAACCAACATCGAATCTCCGAGTATCGAGAAAAAGATCCTTGGACATTGGCTAAGAGATGCAGTCGTCGCGGTATCACCCCAGAACAGCTTGTTGAATGTTATGAACGACAAGAAGGTTGTTGCGCAATTTGCAGGGCAGAAGTTGCTTTGATTGATAGCGCAATAGATCACAACCATAACACAGGGGAGTTTCGTGGCGTGCTGTGTAAACAGTGCAACCGCGCTTTAGGCATGTTTAAAGACAGCCCCGTTGTACTACGTAACGCGCTAGAATACTTAGAAGCGTTTGGGAGCTACGGAAATGGCGCTTAAACCTTCACAGCAATCCCTCAAAGACTGGGGCGACCAAAAATGGAGAACCAAAAGTGGTAAAAAATCTTCTGACACTGGTGAGCGATACCTTCCTAGCGCTGCGATTAAGAGCCTCAGTCCTGCTGAGTACGCTGCGACAACGCGTGCGAAACGTGCTGGCAAAAAAGCCGGAAAACAATTCGTAGCGCAACCAAAAACGATTGCAAAGAAAACGGCAGGATTTAGATGACTACTTCTGGAACCACAGCGTTTAACCTTGACCTTAATGAGTTGGTTGAGGAAGCGTTTGAACGCGCCGGTTCGGAGTTGCGTACGGGCTACGATTTGCGTACAGCCCGTCGTTCATTGAATTTGATGTTTGCTGATTGGGCAAACCGTGGTGTCAACATGTGGACGTTTGAGCAGGGGACGATTAACCTGACTCCGGGTCTAAACAACTACGCACTGCCGGTAGACACAGTGGATCTACTTGAGCATGTGATTCGCACGGGCGCGGGGAACGTATCTACGCAGGCTGACCTGACCATCACACGTATCAGTGTTTCTACCTATGCTACGATTCCCAACAAACTGCAACAAGCCCGCCCTATTCAGGTGTGGTATCAGCGTTTGGATGGCCAGACATCGTCCATAGGGACTACATTAAATGGTGGAATCACGGCCACGGCCACCACAATTACGTTGACTTCCACTGCTGGACTTCCCGCCACAGGGTTCTTGTTGATTGAGAACGAGACAGTGCAGTACGGCTACATCTCTGGCAATGTGCTTAACAACTGCTTCCGTGGGCAGAATGGTACAACTGCCGCAGCACACTCAACGGGCGTGTCTGTGTACACGCAGAATTTACCCTCCATAACCGTTTGGCCAACTCCAGACAACAGCACAACGTATCAGTTTGTGTACTGGCGCATGCGCCGTATTGATGATGCTGGCGGTGGTGTACGCACGATGGATGTGCCTTTCCGTTTCCTGCCCTGTATGGTGGCAGGCTTAGCTTATTACTTGGCTCTCAAGATTGAAGGCGGCGCTGAACGTCTGCCCGTCTTGAAACAACAGTACGATGAAGCTTGGCAGTTGGCTTCTGATGAAGATCGTGAGAAGGCTTCGGTTCGTTTTGTTCCGAGGCAAATGTTTATTGGTAGCGGTACGTAAATGGGCAATCGGTTTGCTTCTGGTAAAAACAGTATCGCCATGTGCGATAGGTGTGGCCAACAGTTCAAATTAACGGCGCTTCGCAAAGAGATTCAGAAGACAAAGATTTATAATCTGCTTGTGTGTGATGTGTGTTTTGATCCCGATCAACCGCAGTTGTTGTTGGGTATGTACCCAGTGGATGATCCGCAGGCTGTGCGTAACCCGCGCAAGGACACAACCTACGTCACGGCAGGCGTAAACGCTAGTGGCAGTCTGACTGGCGGTTCGCGGGATCTTCAGTGGGGGTGGAACCCTGTTGGTGGGTCGAGTAATTTTGATGTTGCACTAACGCCAAATTACTTGGTGGCAACGACATTTGTTGGTACAGTTACAGTAACCGTTACATAGGAGTCTAATATGGACAAGAAAGATTTAGCCCAAGACAAGAAGATGATTAAGTCTGCTGTCGGCAAGCACGAGAAAAACATGCACCCCGGCAAGCCGATGACTAAGCTCAAAAAGGGTGGCCCTACAACCGATGACCGTATGCGCTTGGGACGTAACCTGTCTCGCGCCGCAAATCAGGGGAAATAACATGGCCAAGATTAACAACCCACCTGCTTCTACAAACCCCGGCACTCCTCCAAACCGCAGCAAGCTTGACTCGCACGACATAAGCGTTGGCAACGTCAGCAAATCCGCTGGTAACGAAACCACTAAGACATCCGGTATCGTCACTCGTGGTAACGGCGCGGCAACCAAAGGCATTACAGCTAGAGGCCCAATGGCATGAATTACGCCGCACTCAGCGCTGCTATTCAGGCGTACACGGAGAACACGGAAGCAGATTTCGTGGCTAATATTCCTGTGTTCGTTACGCAAGCTGAGCAGCGTATATTCAACTCGGTGCAGTTTCCGTCGCTTCGCCAAAATGTGACAGGTGCAACTACAACAAATAACAAGTACTTGCAGTGCCCCACAGACTTTTTGGCAGTGTATTCATTGGCTATTATTAACGCCAGTGGTGAGTACGAGTATTTGTTAAACAAAGATGTTAACTTTATTCGGCAGGCATACCCACAGCCCACAGACACGGGAATTCCTAAGTACTATGCTTTGTTTGGCCCACGTTCAGATAATGCAGCAGAGTTAACTTTTATTCTTGGTCCCACGCCAGATTCGGGATACAGTTCTGAACTGCATTACTATTTCTACCCACCA